CAAGCCTGGCTTGCGTCTGAACGATCCGGCGCTCGACGGCTTCTAGGTTCGCAACCTGACGGGTTACTCCGCCAGCAGAAAGCTGTGAGGCTGGCAGCTGCGATGCCTGCTGGCGAACAGCGGCAGACGCCTGAAGCGACTGAGACACGCGAGGGGCGGCAAATGCAAGCGATGATGAGGACGGCCCCGAGGCGACTATCTGCTGCGCTTGCGCGAGCCTCTGAATCGCCGCAGTCGTCCTGTTGACAACCTGCTCAACCTGGCCGAACGTGCGCTCAGAGACACTGCCCTGCTGCTGGAGCGTGGTGGACAGGTTCACTACCGCCCCTTGCGCCCGATTGAGCGCTGGGAGGAAGGCGGCCTGGACTTCTAAGGATAGCTTCTGAAACGCAGAAGCGCCGCCCGCCAGTGGCTTGTTGATCTGCTCCGAGATGCTGACAGCCTGCCTGACGCTCCTGACGTACTGATCGACGTTGTCCCGCTTGAAGACATTGTTCTGAACGCCGGCCCTAAGGCTTCGCTCCAGCCGCTGAAGCGGCGTGAAGATGTTGTTGAGCGAGTTCTGAGCCTGCTGTGACGACCGCTCGACCGAAGCAGCCAGTCGGTTGGCAAACTGGTCTACGTCTTTGACAGAGCCGGCCAGCTTCCTCGACAAGTCCGACGTGTTCGCCGTGACGACCGCCGAGATTTTACCGATGTACCCGTTTGCCATCCTTGGCGGCTCACTTCTTGAGTTTCATGAGTTCGGCGATCATCTGCTCGGTCGATTGCGTCGGCCTCTTCGCCGTCGGGATAAACACTGCCTCGTCCGGTATGTCTGGCTTCTTGTAGTTCCCGCTGGCGGCCATCACGACCCGGCAGAGCCGGGCTGTCTGCTGCCAGCCGTCTGGTAGCGGCCACCGCTGGTCATACGCATACCACTCGCTTAACTCCTCGCTGTCGATCTCAGAGAGCAACCGGCGAACTGTCATCCCGAGGGCCAGAGCTAGGCGGAAGTAGAATCGTCGCTCTGGCCTTCGGGTGAACCTTCCCCCAAGGCTTCTACTGCCTCGTTGGTGAAGGCGTTGTGTTTCCACGCAGCCTCAAAGACGCGGTTGAGAACCACGCTCGACTTCTTGCCAAGCTCCTCGGAGTCGCTGTCGGCGAACAGCCGGACGCCCGTGTCGTCGCAGAGCGTCAGCACGAGAAACCGAGAGCGGAACTGCTTCATGCGGTTCTCGGAGTAAGACTCCTCGAAGGCGTCCCTCTCGGTGCCAGTCAGGGTCTTGCAGCACACGTCGCCGCCCCACTCAGGCACCGGGATCGGTGCCGAAACCTTTGTGTCTTCCGCCGCAAGAATCTTTGCCTTGTTAAGGGCCATTCATCACCTCTAGTCGTAGGTATGGTCAATCTGGAAAGTAATACGGCCGCGGACGATGTCCCCGGTCGAGATTTCGGTTGTGGCGCTCGCTAAGTACGCCTTTCTGAATACGATCACCTCCCGCCTGCCTAGCCCATCTGGAACAGTCAGGACAAGGTCGCCGTAGGCGCCCCTCATCTCCAGCGGAGGTAGACCGCCGGGCTCTCGGAGGTAGTCCACGACGACCCTGCCTGGGGACTTCATGTCCCCAGTCGCCACAATTCGCTTGCGTCCCCGGCCCGCAACGAATGGCTCGTCCCAGCCGGTCATGTCCACTAGTTCCATCTCCGGCTCTTCGACCGAGATGGAAGTGAACGAACCGCTGATGCCAGGGAACGAAAATTGCGCCCCCTGCGATGAGATCGGCATCTATGCCTCCAGTGGAGGCGTCAGGCGACCCGGAAGGTCGCCGAGCCTCGAATGAAGTCGCCAACGCTGCCGCCGATCGACGCGCTGGCGATCGTGGCGTTGCCGGTGATGCTGATCGGGCTGGAGATCGTGAGCGCCCCAGACGCTCCGGCCGAGAGAATGGTGTTTGAAATGTAGTCAACCGTGACCTCTCGGTCGCTGGCGAAGCCGCCAACGAAGATCCGCCTCCCGTTTGCGGGAACGCCAAGGTGGGTCGCGTCGAGGAGGTCTTGAGTGTCACTGACCTGTACGCTCGTGATGGTCAGTCCGCTTCCGCCAAACGTGACCGACAGCCCTTGTGCCGACGTTGCCATGCTGATGCGCCTCCCTGCGCGGTTGTCTCGGCGTGTCTGTTAGACGGCCGATTCAGTCCACCTGATCTGATACAGTTGCCTGGTTTCGTAGGCCGGAGGGAGTTGAGCCCCAACTGCCGACGGGTCGAGGTAGTCGTCCGTTTCCGAAACTAGCCTCATATCATGTATTGTACAGCCGCCTAGCGAGCCGGTGTAACCATTGAGGGACAGTCGCACCTCGTCAGCCAGCCGGCGGGCGGCGTCGTGCGTCAGCGACCAAGAGGCGATCTGGAGGTTCACCTCCGGCATCAGAAGCGGGCCGCCCAGCGTGCTCTCGCGGCTGATGTTCGCCCGGCGGTACACGACGAACGGGAACTCAGCCCCATTCGGCACGGCCACCGGGAATATCTGGAAGCCGACATACCGGGCCACACCGGGCGTGGATGCCAGCCTCTGGTACACAACGTCTTCTGGGGCAATGAGCATCTATGCCGCTCCCTTCGACAGGCCGTCGATCTGCTTCCGCAAAGCCGCCAGAAGCGAGTTCAGGGCCGCTGGGCCGGATTGCTGGATCGACCGCTCCATCCAGTGCTTGGCTGGCATCGCGGGGTACGTCTCGTTAGGGGCCAGGAAGTACGGTCTGGTGCTGCCCTTGCCGTCCGGCACGAACGCTCCCTTGCCCTGAGCCCGCTGGGGCACGTTCTTACTTCCCATCAGGAAGTAGAAGCCGCGGCCCATCCGCTCGAACTGCTCATTGTCAAATGGTCTGCCGCCATTGGGCACGCGATTGAAGCGGCCGTTGATCTTCTGATGGACGTTCAAGTAGGTGCGTCGGTTCTGCGTTGCTGGCCGGCGGGGGCCGGTTCCGAACTCAGCGAGCCAGGCGTGATTGCCTGCCCCTTTTTTCTCCAGATCCCACTCGTCGTCCTTGGCGACGACGTGGAGCGGGCCGACGACTGCGATGCCGATGCCGGGGTACTTTTTCTTGCCGGCACGCACGCGAACGCTGCGGTACAGGTTGCCCGTCACCCGGCTTACGTTGCCCTTGTACGCTGCGGCCACCTGCTCGGCAGACTTCCTGGCTGCGGCAGTAAGTGGCCCAATAGCGTCGATTCCGGCGCTGGTGGCGGCCCGCAGGAGGGCTTGGGAAAGCTCTCTGGCACCCTCGACGTTTACCCGAGCAAAGCTGCTGGCACGCTGGGCGCCGGTCTGGCCGCTGGGGAGGACGCGAGAAAGTGTGCCTGGAATAGGTACTGCCATGTTACGTCAACTCCCTTGCCAGGATTTCCAGCACCTGCCTGTCCATCCGCTCCGTCACGCTGGCGATCTCCATCGTGCGATCTCGCCAGACGATCCTGTGGGTGTGAGAGACGTCGTCGCGGAAGCGAATTCGGATCTTGTGGGTCGCGATCACGTTCGCTTGCTGCGCCTGCATGATGTCCCGGCTCGACAGGCCGTCCACGCTCGCCCAGACCGTTGCCAGAGTCGTATCAAAGCTCAGTGTCGTCTCGCCCGAGCGGCTCCTGACGGTCGTCGGAGACTTGATCGTGACCCGCTCTTTCATGCGGCCGATGTCGATCACGAGACTGTACCCTCTCCAATCAGCACCACGTCGTAGGTCTGACCCGACGAACCAGCGACCGTCAGCGTCCCGACCGAGAGCCCCGTGGCGTCGGACGCAACGGCCACAGCGGCCCCGCCTGGCCTGATCGTGTACGTCCCGCCGAAAGCACCAGCCGGCGACGGAGTGGCCGTCAGGGCGGCCGTAGACGTGTTCTTGAGGTACACGGCCTTCAGGGCCGTCATGGTGACAGTCCCTCGCTCGTCAGATAGCGACGAGGCGTTGATTACGTTGCTGGCGCCGGACAGCGTCCGAGAGTCGCTCCAGGTGACCTGTGCCTGGGTGTCGTCGAGGATTGCTGAGTACGACACTGGAGTCACTCGAAGCGACTGCGTCAGGTCGCCAGACGAAGCCTCGTGAGTCAATAGCGACAGAAGAATCTGCGAGTTCAAGCTCATGCGTATCTACCCCAGCTGGAGGCGGCCATCAGAGTCTGGAAAGTCTGCGGAACAGGAAGAACCTGCGAGTATCCCGTCACCACCGGCTGTCTCATCTCGTACCAGTGGGCGATCAGGAGCAGGCAGGCGTGCCGCAAGATGGCCGGAGCCTGGCTGTAACCCGCCGGCCACCGGACGGTGACGCTGTTTTCGTCGCCTCGAACCGCCGGCCAGACCTGCTCATAGAGCGGGTACACCCGGCCCGGCACGATGTTCCTGTCCACCTGGAACTCGCCGGCCGCCGAGGTGATCGTCTGCGTCTGGCCTGCCTCGTCGCGATACTCAATCGTCACAGTTCCGCTCGCCATCGGCGGCCGAGGCAGGACGACCTCCCAGAGCGGGAACACGTCGTAGCGAGCCTCCCAGGTCTGGGCCAGAACCGAGACGTCCAGCGTCTCTTCGAGGTACTCGCGGGCCACGGTGATCAGCGAAGTGATATAGGCGTCGTCGGTGTCTGTATCGACACGGCAGTGCGTCTTCGCCTCAGACAGGCTCACAGGCTCCGTCACGGGGGCGGTGTGCCGAACCAGGCTGCGATACGGCGTGATCGACGAGTCAGGGTGCTGCGGCGAGCCGTAGACGATTGAGACGGTCATTTGCCCCTCTTCTTGACAGTCGGCTTCACGACGGCCTGCTCGACGTCCTGCTTCACGACGGCCCGCTCGACGGCTTTCGTATCCTCAACTGCCTCGACCAGGCCGCGGGCGATGAACACCCGAGCCATGCCGTCGCCCCAGTTGAAGACTTGGCCGATCTTGTAGCCGTTGAACGCTTTGGCGATGCGAATCTTCACTTGATGAACCCCCAGGCGCCGGCGGGCGGCGTGCGGTCACTGTTCCAGAACTCAGTGCAGTGCTGCTGAACCTTGCCGCAGCCGGGCTCACGGCTGGGCCAAGTGATCATCAGTTCGGCGTGGCCGACGCTGACCTGCGTGGCGATACCGAGTTTGTTGCCCGCTTTGTAGAACGCCTTCCAGAAGTGGATGTCTTCGACCAGGCAGAAACCGAAAGGATCGCCGTCGGTCGCGGCAGACTATCGCCAAGACCCGCCAGGAAATGCCGTGCCGGAAGATCTTCGAGCGGCAATGTCGGCGGTCCATGCGATACGAACAGGGCTGGCAGGGTGACGGACATGGACTGATCCTCGTTCTTGGTGTCTCACGATAGATCATGTAGACCCGAACTGATAAAGGATAAAGCCGCAGACTGGAAACGCATCGTCCCCTGAAAGGATGCAATCCGAAAACTGACTCAAAACCCTCCGAAAAAGAGTGCGCCCCGTCTCGGGGGAGGGGGAGACGGGGCGCGTGCCTTTTGAAAAGGCATTCAGGGAAGACATCGTGTAAACGATGCCTCCACCCGAAAGACGCGCCGCCAGGGGTTTGGGGGAGGAGGTCAGCGGCGCGCCCTCTGGATTAGAGATATGGTACCATCATCCGCATTTGTTTAGTGACCAATATGCAGGCCC